TGAAGTAGTGGGTAATAAATACCGAACACATAGTGGACAAGTTGGTGGTGTAATTACAACTAACGAATGGACAATTGTGTATGGTAAGAATACTGGTAAGTTAAACGAAACTACCGATAGTGAACAATGTATGAAAGAAGCAGTGGCTAAACGAACAAAAAAGTTGGAGAGTGGTTACTTTGAAAACATTAAACACATAAACAAAACACAATACTTTGAACCAATGTTGGCGAGTAAGTGGGAAGATAGTAAAGATAAAATTACTTACCCAATATTCTCACAACCCAAATTAGATGGTATTCGTTGTATAGTGACAAAAGATGGTATGTTTAGTAGGAATGGTAAACCAATCATTTCAGCACCACATATCTTAGAAAGTTTAAGTGAAGTATTTGAGACACATCCTAACTTAATATTGGATGGTGAGTTATATGCTGACAAGTTCGCAAATGACTTTAATAAGATTGTATCATTAGTTAAGAAAACAAAACCAACCGATGCTGACTTAAAAGAAAGTAAAAAGAACATTCAGTATTGGATTTATGATATACCAAACAATGATATTCAATTTGGTGATAGATGCGATAGATTGCATGATTTATTCAATTACAATTTTGATGATATGACAAAACATTGTGTTGAAGTTGAAACAAAAATTTGTAATGATGAAGATGATGTAATGGCATTGTATGAAGAATATGTTGATAATGGATTTGAAGGTCAGATGTTGAGAACAAATGGTAAATACGAAAACAAACGAAGTAAATTCTTAATGAAGCATAAATCGTTCATAGATGAAGAATACACCATTATAGATGTTTGTGAGGGTGAAGGTAACAAAACTAATATGGTGGGTTATATGACCTTTCAAACGGCAGATGGCAAACCTTTTAAGTCTAATGTGAAAGCAACCTTTGAAGAGAGTGAAGAAATGTTTAGAAATCGTAAACAATTGATAGGGAAACAGGCAACAATCAAATACTTTAATTTGACGCCGGATGGAATTCCCCGCTTTCCTTACGTTGTAAACATTGATAGAGAAAGTTATGAATAAATTTGGAAATGTAAAATAAAATTAGTATATTTAAAAAAAATAATATGAATGATAAAAAATTAATATTGGAAATTATGCATGTGCATGAATTACCACCATCAATAAAAGAGTGGTTTATACCAGTTGCACCAAAAAAATATGAAGGTTGGTTATATAAATTTACTTGTTTAATATCAAAAAGAATTTATATTGGTATCCATAAAGACGATGGTACTATATATTGGCATTCTTCTGAAAATCAAGAATTTCAAAAAATCTTTGCTAATCCAAATTCAAATTTAAAATACGAAATATTGGAATATGGTGATTACGAAGATTTAAAAAGAAAAGAATATGAGATGTTATCGGCAGCGAAGGCAAGAACAAATCCTCAATATTTTAATTTATGGAATGGATTTCCAATCCACGATAAAGTTGACTTTAAAAAAATAGAAAAGTTATACGATAAAATAAAAAGTGGTGTCTTTATAACAAACGATGAAATACCCAAAGAGGAATTGAGGGATGTTAAGTTTTTACAGGTTAGAGAAAAAGAATATGTCGCGGGAGCTATTAAAAAAATAGCAGAAAAGTTAGACACTAAGGGTGGTGATACAACCAAATCCGACCCACCCGTTATTTTATCAGACAAATTCGGAGACGGAATTCATTTTGGTATTGGTGGAAATCACACAAAACAAGCAGTATTAAAATCAAAGCATGCAAAGGCAATAAAATGGAATTTCATTCCTCATACTGAACATGAGAGTTTTTCGGAAATGGAATTGAATATATTGGGAAATATGTTAAATGCTATTCCTGATAATCTTAAAAATGATATTGAAGAAGCTGATATGATTAAGTCTTTATTAAAAATCCATTATGAAGGTACAAGTCTTGATAATAAAGAAGTGAAAAAATATCCATTACTTTGTGGATTTACACCAACAGAACGAAATAGATTATTAAGACAAACAAAAAATGAAATTCTAAAAACACAAAATCGTAAAAACAAAGGTCTTATTTTCATTGATTATTCGGAAGGTAGTCCTGAATATACAAACTTACAAAAAACAAAGAAGGAAAATCAAACAAAGGATGTAGCTTGTATCGTTGCATCATCGGCTGCAATAAATTTAGATAGAATTGCAGAAGCTGCAGACAAAGAAAATAAAAACACAATAGTTGTTGTTATATATCATTCGGAACCATATTATGAAACAAATTGGAAAAATAAATTGAAACCAAAATTAGAAAGGTCAATCAAATGGTTTCGTTCATCGGAAACATTAATTCAATTTGAAGAAATGAAATCTTGGAAACCCGAAATATTGTAAAGTGAAAGTATAACAAAAAATTATAATATAACACCCAAAACCCCTATTTTATAACTTATTACAAATCAATGAGTTATGAAATGGGGGTTTTTCCTATGTATAACCCATTGGCCTGCAACCTTTTAGGAACGGATAATTAACTTATTGGCCCTCAATGAGTTATGTTTATTACAAAAAAACATATATGTAACTCGTTGATTCTCTATCAAGAACTTTTCAAAATACTTTCATAAGCCCATTGCCAGAAGCCTAATTTGTCGTATCTTTGGTTATTGGGTTGAAAGAGTACCCTAACATATATAAAAAAATCTTAATATGAATAGTATGAAATTTACAACAATTGGTAATGCGAAAAAATTGACTAAATTATCTTATTTAGGTTCAGTCGCAAGTAGTTCAAAAATCGCAAAAGGTTTACAATATAATGAAATGACTTATATATTGTATCTTGCACCTGCGTCTCAAAGTGGTTACAATGTTTGTCCAATGTCTACCGAAGAATGTAGAACGGCGTGTTTAACTGAAAGTGGACATAATCGTATTGACGTTAAAAAGAATAATATTAATAAAGCACGTATCGCTAAGACTAAATTATTCTTTGAACATAGACAATTCTTTATGGGTTGGTTGGTAACTGAAATTGAGAAAGCTAAATATAACGCTGACCAATTGGGTTATCGTTTTTCAGTTCGTATTAATGGTACGAGTGATATCGATATTACTACTTTCAAATTGGGTAATAAAAATGTATTACAATTATTTGATGATGTTCAGTTCTATGATTATACCAAAGTTGCTAAACGATTTAAGTTAATGGACAAATATCCTAATTATGATTTGACTTATTCTTTTAGTGGTTATAATATGTTACAATCATTACAATTGTTAAGTGAAAATAAAGGTAGAGTTGCTATGGTATTTGAAGGTAAACAATTACCTAAATCATTTATGGGTTATAAAGTAATTGATGGTGATGCATACGATATGAGATATTTGGATGAGCAAGGTGTTATTGTAGGATTGAAGTTTAAGTTTGTCCGTAACAAAATCGACACAGCAAATAACAAATTCATTATACCAATGGATAGTCAGGTATAGACAAAGAGTAGTAGTGAATAAAAAGAAAAAAGCTCAAAAGAATTGGGCACGCAAAACAAAATAGTATGAATTATTATCAAATAGTTGCATTCGCACAAAAATTAAAAAAAGAAAATATGAATAAGAACAATGATGCATTTATTGATGATGCGTACAATGAAGAAAGTAAATTGTATGGTGAGTTTTTAGACGAAGTGAAATCGCACGACTATTCGTATATGATGTCGGATGACCACAATGTTTATATGAATGGTCGTAACAAAGAAAAACAAATCGAAGAAAAACTACATGCACTTATTAACATATGTAGGTATGACGGACACGATTTGTTAGATGAAGTTATTACATTAGTTCCTCAACAATATAATGATGTTGATAAGAACGGAAATGATTTAACACATAGAGTAATTAGAGGCTGGTTTAACCCTTATACATTTGATAACTTTAAATTATAATAATATGAAAGGAGTGAAAGTAAAATTAGAAATGACACAATGTATTAAGTGTGGTGGTGATATGCCAGTTTTGCGAGTAGTGAAATATGGTTACAAAAGTTGTGTTAATTGTAGTTCAGTTCAAAAAGTTGGTGGTGTTGCTATTGCTAACCACAAAACTGGTAACGAAATACAAATTATGCCAATGGAAGATGCAAATAGATTATACAAACTATCACAACGACAAGGTTATGGAGTTTGTAAAGGTATGAAACATAATTAATTAAAATAAAATATAAAGTATATGAATTTAGAATTAACATTATTGGAATTGAATGAGTTGTATTACGCAACTACTAAATTGGTGGAACAAAACCAAAAACACTTAGACGAGTTAGGTCAAAATATAAGTAGTATCAATTACTTTAAGACTCAATTAAGTAAGTCGGAAAAACTACGTGATAAACTACAAACTGCTTTACACAATGAAGCTAAAGTATTGGATGATGAACCCGAATATGATAGTGCTGGGTTTACGGAAAATGATAGAATGCCACAAAGAGACTATTCAGCATTCGAACATTATGTAGAAAGAATGAATGAAGCACAAAGTGAAGATAGAGCATTAGGTAACATTTAATAATAGTATATGAGAACGACAAATAAAAAATCATTAGAGTATCTTAAAGGTAATCCTATTGTTGCTAACTTTATTAATACATTAAACATTCAACGAAAAGATTATTATATCAAAGCAGATATGCCAAGTCAATATCAAGACGTTATTGTTGAAGTTGGTAATAA